AGGTGTGGGCTGAGACTGACCTCAAGTATGTAAACGTACAGTCATTGCTTGAGGACATGATTGCATCCAAGCGTAAGTCTGAAAAGATGTATGAGTTGTATTGCCATGAGGCATCCCAACGAGGCCACAACAAGTGGGCGTTGTACTCTGCCTTTACCAACTACGCATCCTATGCTGATGAGCGTAATGGGTTCAGCTTACGTAATACAGGCAACGACACACAGGCTATCAGCATGTTCAGTCGTGAGCAAGAGGTGAGCAAGTGGGTATCAGATAAGAAGTTCGTAGAACTGGAAGCTGCTTAATGCAGATGCTACCACGCTATGTACAACAGAGAGTGTCACCTTCGGGTGACATTTCTTTTCGTTTTAATCCACCACAAATGCTTGTAGATGAGGGCGTGGTGGAACGTGAGGAACTGGGTACTGATACCAAAGAGGTACGCAAACTAGCAAAGGAGTTAAACAAACAGATAGATGATTGGCGTGAGGAACGTGCAAAAGTTGTAGGACTAAAGCCAAGTAGCAGGGTCACTGACCTGATAAACTTTTACTATCAATCCAATGATTTCAATATGTTACGTGACACAACTAAAGTAGATTACAGATACTTTCTGACTGTCGTACACCAGACTATCGGGTGTCGTAAGTACAAGGACGTGACATCTAAGATAGCCAAAGCTGCATACGAAGAGTGGGTCAAGCGTGGCATCAGCTTTGCTAACCATGCGGCTACCTGTGCAAGCAGAGTGTACAACTATGCCATACAGATGGAACATGCAGAGCAGAATCCGTTTGGTAAGATCAAGCGTAAGACTGCCAAGCAACGTAAGATGGTGTGGTCACATGGTGAGGTGAACAAGTTTCTTGACGTAGCATATAGCGATTTTGACTACAGAAATGTCGGGTTGATTATACACATGGCATACGAGTGGTGTCAGCGTCTGGGTGACATGCGTAACCTACGGTGGGAGAACCTTGACTTGGATAAGCAGCAGCTTACATTGGAGCAGAGCAAGCGTAGGGCTGATGTGTTTCTACCTATCACAGATAACCTGACTGCCATGCTCAAAGAGCAGAAGTCTGACTTTGGTTTTCAACCTTGGGTAGTGCCACATCCCATGCCTGTGAAGGGCGTGTACAAACCATACGCAATGGAGAGACTGTCCAAGGTTGGACGGAAGATCATGCGACTAGCAAAGCTACCTGAAGAGCTACGGCTAATGGACATACGGAGAACTGGTATAACACAGATGATAGACAAAGGTGTACCATTGCCACAGATCATGGCTGTATCAGGACATACACATGTGTCATCTGTGAAGCCATATCACAAGCATACTTACGAAAGTGCAAGTAGTGCCTTGACACGTAGAGACATTAGTGTACAATCGACTGTAAGGAGTAACATTGAAAGTGATACATTATGAGTGTAAATAATATATTAAATAATATAACACTTACAAATGGAGAAACTAAACGTATGGATTGTCCTGAGTGTGGTGGGCGTAAGACTTTTACCATCACAAACAATCTGGGTTCTCTTGTATGGAATTGCTACAAGGCAGGGTGTCACATATCTGGTGGCAAGCGTGTGCATCTTACAGCAGATGACATACGCAAGTCACTGGGTAGTGTTGCAGAAGAGACACACTCTGTAACTTTCGACAAACCAGAGTGGATAGTAAAAGATGACAATGCCATTGCAGGGTTCTGTGACTTCTGGAAACTAGACCCCAAGGTATTGGGGCTGTTGTATGACGTGAAGGAACATCGTGTGGTGTTCCCTATAATGCAAGGTAATACAATGGTAGATGCCACTGGTAGATCGTTAGGCAAACGACTGCCCAAGTGGAAACGATATGGAAAAAGCAGCTTGCCATATGTCTTTGGACATGGTAAAACTGCTATAGTTGTTGAGGACTGTGTAAGTGCCGCCATCGTAGGTACTGATGGATTTGTCGGGGTCGCAGTGTTGGGTACATCATTATCAGATGGACACAAAAGGTACGTATCACAGTTCTCAACAGCAGTTGTAGCTCTTGACCCTGACGCACTACCCAAGACGCTACAGTTTGCAAAAGAATTACGAGGGCATGTGGCAAATGTAATTGTGCTACGCCTGAGAGATGACCTGAAGTATAGAAACAAAACCGACTTAGATAAACTAACAACACTAGGAGACACATAATGGAATTATCATTAGTACGAAGCTTGATGGACAAAGAGTTCTATGACGATCACCGTGGTGCTAAATGCCCAGACAGATTGTTCAGCACAGATGTACGTAAGATTAAACAAGCAGTGGATGCCGCAATGGACAGGTACTCACGTACAGTAACACCTGACGAGATAGAAGCACTGTTCATGGCAAACAATCCAACACTGACTACCGCACAGAAGCAAGCCTACAGTCATCTGTTCCACAAGGTAAAGAAAGAAACACCTATGGGTAGTGACGTGGCACAGGAAGTGTTGTCCAAGTTGTTTCAACAAGTGGTGGGCGAAGACATTGCCAACCTTGGCTTTGATTATGTAAATGGTAGTAAGTCTAGCCTTGAACCGCTACGTAATTTGATGGAGCAATACGGTGATGACTTCACGCCTAATCTACAGGTAGAGTGGGAAGACATAAGCCTTGATACTATCCTGTCGATGACAGATTTGGAGTCACAATGGACGTTCAACATTCCTACCCTGACACGCAAGGTAGAGGGCATCAATGCAGGACATTTGATTGAGGTAGGGGCGAGGCCGAACACAGGTAAGACCTCATTCCACGCCTCTCTTGTTGCCTCACCGCAAGGGTTTGCTTGGCAAGGTGCTAAGTGTATCATTTTATGTAACGAAGAAGGCTATCACAGGGTGGCTCACAGGTACATTACAGCCGCCACAGGCATGGACAAGTTCGAGATAAGTAAGAACAAGCACAGGGCTATGGAAGTGTTTGATCAGATACGTAAGAACGTCATGTTCAAGGATGCGACAGGGCGTGACATGAACTGGGTTGAGTCCGTGTGCAAGTCATATAAGCCTGACATTGTGATACTGGACATGGGTGACAAGTTTGCCAAGATGGGTGGCTTTGCACGTCCTGACGAGGCACTCAAGGCTAACGCTGTACATGCAAGACAGATTGCCAAGCAGCATGAGTGTGCTATCTTCTACATGTCTCAGCTATCAGCAGAGGCAGAGGGCAAGGTAGTATTGAATCAAGCTATGATGGAAGGATCACGTACAGGTAAGGCAGCAGAAGCTGACCTGATGATTATGATTTCCAAGAACCCTACAGTAGAAGGACAAGAGGAAGAAGATAACCAACGCCACATCAACGTTGTAAAGAACAAGTTGTCTGGTTGGCATGGTATTGTACACACTGATCTTGAGTACAAGATTGCGAGGTACGTAGCATGAACTGGGTAATACTTGTTACTCTATACATGGGTGATCCATTTGTTATACCATATAAAACATTTGAATATGAGAATGCATGTGTGGAGTATGTCACTGATAAAAACAATGCGAGTACACTGGCAATAGAAGTGATTGCAATAGCAGGTTTCAATGACCCAGTTACAAATATTATTTGTGTAGCTGAGTATGAACTACAGAGAAGGAGAGAGGGATGAGACTAGCAGTAGTGATTGATGTAGATGGTGACATCATGTATGTGCCAGAAAATACACATGGGTTTGTAAACTTTCCCAAGCCCAAGTTGTTTGATAATATGAAAGACGCAGAGGAAGAGTGTGCCAAGTGGAACACAGGAGTAATAGTTGACTTCGATACAAACAGGTCTGTTGATATGGTAAGTAGTTACAACGACATCAGGCCATTTAGTTTTGATGAACGTCAACGAGCAAGAGAACGAAAGGAGATAAACAATGGTGAGTAAAACACTTATAGAAGAAGTAGAATTAATTGGGGCAATGGAACGCCACAAGTTAACATTGAAAGAAGCAACGCAAGCTATGGCTGAGTTTGCTAACAAGAAAGAGTTTGAAAAATCGCTTGACGATTACTACTCAAATGAGTTAGTAGTAGATGCAACACATGAAACTGTAACAGCCGACTATTAGGAGACACAATGAAACTGACCCTTGACGTAGAGAACACAGTGACAAAACGAAACGGCAAGCTACACCTTGACCCTTTTGAACCAATGAATACATTAGTCATGGTGGGTATGCTAGATGATCTTGGTAACGAAGACCTTGTAACATTCGATCACGCAGAGCAACAACCCACGACAGAGGGGAGGACTATCGTCCAACTGAAACTGGATGAAGCCTCCCTTCTTATTATGCACAATGCCGCACACGATCTAGTGTGGTTATGGGAGTCAGGCTTTACCTATGAAGGTGAAATCTTTGACACCATGTTAGGTGAGTACATCTTACAACGTGGACAGAAAGAACCACTGTCACTTGAAGCATGTGCAGAACGGTATGAGCTAGACACAAAGAAGCAGGACACAATGAAAGAGTGGCTCAAGGCAGGTAAGTCTGTACGTGACATGAACCACAAAGAGTTGTCTTCCTATCTGTCAGCAGACCTACATGCCACACAAGAGTTGTATGAACACATTGATATAAAGCTACGTGTATATGAAGAGCATCGTCCATTGCAGGATACTGTCAAGCTGACCAACCAACTGGCTGTACACCTAGCCAAGATATACCAACGTGGGTTTGCAGTTGACCTTGATGAACTAGAGAATGTGCATAAGGAGTTTGAGCAAGAGCGTGGACAACTTATACGTGAGCTAGAAGAACAGGTACGTGACCTGATGGGTGATCGCCCAATCAATCTGGCAAGCACAGAGCAATTGTCTTGGGTTGTGTACAGTCGTAAGCCAAAGGACAAGAAGTTCTGGGCAGAGTTGTTTGATGAACGTATG